GTTCTTTTTGCTTTAGTAATGTTTTCATTTGATCGCCTCCTTATTGCCTTATGACAATATAATAATACATATTTTGTCATTTGGCAATACTTTTTATTGCCAAAATACAATTTTTTTTGCTTTTGTTGCCATTAGGCTATATCATTTTATACAGAAAGGGGTTTTCAAATGGAATTTGGAGAAAAACTGAAGGCGTTAAGAACCTCTAAAGGATTCGGGGTTAATCAATTAGCTCTAAAATCTGGTGTGAGCGCATCGCAAATATCTAGATTTGAAAAGGGCGAAAGAAAAGACCCTACTCTCGAAACTTTAAAAAAATTATCGATAGCATTAGGCGTATCAATTTCATATTTTGAAGAACACTCTCCAGTTAGCACTGAAACTATACCTGAGTGGGCAACAAAAGATGATTTAGTTGAACTTGATAAACTTCTGGAATCAAACGTAGGTATGGCATACGGTGGAGAAACATTGACTCCTGAGCAGGTTCAACGTGTCAAAGACATACTTGCAGCAACCTTTTGGGATCTTGTTAAAAAAGATAGAGAGAAAAAGAAGTGATCTTATGGAAATGGACATTATCAATTTAGTTCGGGATATTAAACGAAAATATAACTCTGTTAACCCATTTACCATAAGCGAGAAAATGGATATAGAAATTAAGTATGTCCCCTTCCTAGAAAATCCAAAAGGACAATTTCAAGAAATTCGTGGACAAGCTTTCATATTCTTAAATGAAGACTTAAAAGAATCAGAGGAAAGATTTTATATTTGTGCTCACGAACTTGGACATGCCCTATTTCACAAAGAAATCTCTAGCTATTATGTCTCAACAAGAAATTCAAGAAGCAAGTCTGAAAGCGAAGCAAATTGTTTTGCTGCTAATCTTATAACTGATTTATATAAAGAAGATACACAAATGTATCCGAGAAAAATTGAAGATTTAACTCTTCTATATGGTCTTCCTGCTTCGGCTTATAGATTTTTAATTTAAATATATGTAATCACGGGGTGAAATTTGATGGATAATGAAATTATTGCGAGTGTAAAAGGGCTGAACGGGATAGTAAAGGTTCTTTCAGATAAAGTTGTAATATCTAGGAAAACTGCTATGGGATTTGTAACTCAAGGAATCAAAGGTGATAGAGAAATATTTTTCAGTGATATTAAATCTATTGAATTTAAGAAGGCTACTATGATGGCTAACGGCTACATTCAGTTTATTACAAATATCGAAACTGCTCGAAATCAAAAAGTTGGTTTGATTGGAACTACACGTCAAGCATCTGAAGATCCAAACTCTGTGATTATTAGAGCTTTTAGTAAAAAAACAGTACAAGATAGTATAAAGGTTTATGAAAAATCAACTGAACTATTAAAAGACTATAAAGGTTCAGTTTCTAGTAAAGTAAACTTTTCTGCTACTGACGAAATCAAAAAGTATAAAGAACTTCTTGATTTAGAAATAATCACTCAAGAAGAATTTGAAATGAAGAAAAAAAGTTTATTGGATTTATAGTTTAGCCTTCGGGCTTTTCTTTTTAAGCACCAAAGAACATAAGTTCGTATGTTTTATTTATGAATACGATTTTTGCTCTATCCCCTATCAGATTAAAAATAAATATTATAAAATTTCTTACTATTACAAATCATCTACGAAAGGATTGATAACATGCGTGGTGGCGTTAGGAAACGTGGTAAACGTTGGTACTATTATTTTGAAGATATAAATGAAGATGGATCCAGAAAAAAAATCGAAAAAGTTGGTGGAGATACTCGTGAAGAAGCTGAAATTGCTTTAAGAAAAGTATTGACTGACATTGATGAAACAGGACAATTTTTTATCGGAACTAATACAACAGTTAGTGAATACTTAAATTTTTGGATGGAAGAATATGTAAAATTGAATTTGAAGTATAACACTTATGAAAATTACCGCTACACTATTAAAAATCATATAAATGTGGGTTTAGGTAAAAAACGTTTGACTGCATTAACACCTGCCTTGTTGCAAAATTTCATCAACGATGAATTTAAAAAGGGCTACGCAAAGAAAACGATGACCATTACACACTCCGTTCTTAAAAATGCCTTAAATATGGCGGTATATCCATGGGGACTGTTGAAACAAAATCCTATGTTATATGTAAAAATACCAAAATATGAAGACTTGCCAACTACAAAAAAGGATTTAAAAATAATTAGCCTTGAAGATTTTGAACGTATCTTAGAAATAACTCCAGAAGAACACCCCTTCTATATCCCTTTAAATATCGGTTTTTATACTGGGATGCGTGTAGGTGAAGTTTGTGGTCTGACATGGGACAATGTTAATTTTTCAGATGAGACCATTACCGTAGAAAAACAAATGGTAAACAAAGAACGCCAATGGGTCTACGGAACTCCTAAAACAAAAAACTCAAATAGAACAATCTTCATTGGCAATACTTTGATAAACATTCTTAAAAAGAATAAAAAACAACAACTAGAAAATCGAATGAAATACGGAAAATGGTATCACGATTCTAATGCCGTATGTACAAAAGAAGATGGCGAATTAGTTACTCCCTCATCTGTCAAATCACATACACGAAGAATATCTAAAACATTATCTATATCTTTCAATTTCCACTCTCTTCGGCATACTCATGCTACACTTTTGCTTGAAAATGGTGCAAAAATGAAAGAAATATCTGAACGTCTCGGACACAGTAGAATTTCTATCACTATGGATACCTACTCACACGTTACAAACAAAATGAGAAATGAAACTGTTGATATTATGGAAAACTTGCGAAATAACTCTTAAAAATTGCCACCAAAAAAGCCACCGGTGGCAATCCGGTGGCAAATTGATGTAAACATGCTCTATTTTTTGCAGTATTTTCAAACAAACCTTGCTACTTCTTCGGCTCATCCTCATCCATTTTCAGAACAGCCATGAAGGCTTCTTTTCGCTAAATAAACTCTCAGCTCTTCTTAGCCTATTTTAAAACGCCCTTTAAGTTTTAACGTCAATATCCCAAATGGTTGTTCATGTCCTTAAATCGACTTATCTCTATCCTAATAATCTGAAAACTCCTTAGCTGTTGGTGGCAAATCGGTGGCAAAATAAAAGTAAGGTTTTTTCGCTTTTTATTATGTAAAAGTGTTGACTTATATCTATATCCGATATATAATAAATATATAGTCAAGGAGGTGATAAACGATTGAGTCGGAAAGATAAGAGGGAAGAAAAAAAGCTTGAACAGCAAAAACAACTTACAACTAAAATCGGATTAGCAATCGCAGTGCTTTCTCTGATTGATAAGTTAATAGATTTGCTGAACAAGCTACTCAAGTAGGGTTAAGGGCTGAAAAGCCCTCCCTTCCCTTTTATTATATCATATATGAAAGGATTGATTTAAATGAAAAGAAAATTATTAAATGGATTTTTAATTATTGTGATGATAATTTTGATTATTTCAATCGTAGTTAAGTTAGCTAACTTATTTTAAGGAGTGAACAGAATGACAGAAAAAAAGACATCAGACGCACAAATTAAAGCTAGTCGTAAATGGCAAGAAAAAAATAAAGAACAAATGAACTATATTAGAAAACGATCTGCCGCACGTGGATTTTTGAAAATTACTAACAAGGAAGATATCAATGAAATGGAACAATTACTTAAAAATAGAAAAGAGGAACTTGTCATGGAAGAATACGAATCATTAAAAACGTTTATCGAAAACGACTACGCAGAAAGAGATTTTGGACACGGCGATTTAGAAGAATTTGATCCAGAAAAAATTATGAATGGTGAAACTGTAGAAGTATTATCAGACGATTTTGGGCATAAGCATTCTCGCGTAAAAGTAATTATTTCTTCAGATGACCTTAAACTTAACGACACACTAGACGTATATACTGTTAATTTTATGGATAAAGAAGTTTATGTTTACTATGTAAATGCCGATTGAGGAGATTGCAAAATGAAAACAGAATTTGCAGGTATTACCTCCTACATTCAAAACGAAGTAAAAAAATATCGAGTAGACTTAGTCGTCAATCGTAAACACTATCAAAAAAGAGGATTTACAACTTTAGAGTCTGCTCGTAAATACAGAAATGACTTAGAAGAAAAACACAAAAAAACTATTCAAGTAAATGCGGACGATATTGTTCACACTTACTTGAATAGTAGTTCTATTCGAGAAACAGCTATTCATCACAATATGTCACGCCAAAAAGTACGAAAAATTTTGATAACTGCAGGTGTCTACTCTACTCCACTAAGCGTTAAAATTAACGAGTTGCTTAACAGTGGTTACACGACACAAGAAGTTGCTAAGAAATTAGCCATTTCTGTCGGGACAGTTAATAATTTATCCGCTTATCGTAAAGGCGAATATGATGTTGGTAAAAAATAAAAAAAGCCCTCAACCAATCAATTTTGGTTGAGGGCTTTTTACTTGCTTTAATTATGATAAAATTCTATATATTACATATTATTGAAAGTTGAGTAAATACATGAAAAAAATAGTTCATTCTTCTCTTAATTGGTTCTTAGGTCCAGATTATACTCCTAAAGATATTTTTGATGTTTTGTTAATTGTCGTTGGTATTTTATTCCTATGTTTTGGATTTTTAAAAAATAAAAACTATTATGAAGATGTTTCGATAGAGTTTTATTCTATAAATACAGAACAAAACATGTATCCAAGAAATATTTTTGATGAGGTAGAAATAGATAAAAACCCTACTCACGTTGTTTTGGTATCTCCTGCCGATGTGCCTATAAAAGTAGTAGTTATGAGATATAAATCCATGAAAGAAAATGGCGAGATAGTTTATCAAAGTACCGGCATAACAAAAGAAATTGAACCAGGTGATGCCTTGAAATTATCATATATCGAAAGCGAAGGAATTCCAAATTATCAGCTTCACCTCATTACGGAGTATGGCGAAGCTGATGTGCCTTTAATATTTAACGGAAGATTTGGTGATATTAACAAAACTAAGATTAAATCTACTAGAAAAGTAATCCCTTATTTTATGGATAAGATGTTAAATTAAATAAGCATCCTTCACCAAGAAGGATGCTTATTTAAAGTCCTAAAATTTTTAAAAGTATAGGAATAATAATTGATGATACTCCTATACCTATAATCGTATTCACTTTTCCATCTACTTTATTTACATTTTCATTTTGATAGTTCAATTTTTCTTCAAGTATAGATTGATTATGATCAATAGTTTTGTTGGATAAAGTAATCAAATTGGTTGTTTCGACATGGTTTTCATTGATTTCAGTTAAAACTTTAGATATCGAAACATCTAACTCTTCCTTTGTGACATATTTTGTCATGTCCCCACCTCCTGAGCTTCCTCCACCATGCTCGTTCCTGAATTTTTTGTGTTCTAATAAACTCACTACGTTTTCATTTGCCATTTTCGTTCACCATTTTTATTGGTAATTTTGTATCTAAAACAATATTATAAAGTTCATAAAAAACATTATCTAAATCTTCTATACTGTCAATTTTATACGAAGAGTAAAATATCTTTAAAGATAAATATGTGTTACTGAAATTATAAAACTCGTCAAACTTTTCTCCTTCGAAACTTCCTTGGATAGGGATTAGACTACTGTCAACTGTTAGGATTTTATCTTCTATTTTTAGGTTCTCTTGATCCATTCGTTCCAAATCTAAATGTGTTGAAAATAAACGAATTACTTTATACCCTTTTCCACTTTTATTAGTTTCATATATACAAAAGTTAATGTACCTTGCTTCTCTAGGTTCATTATAGTTTAAATACTGGGAACTAATTCCTGTGAAAATAGCCTTAATATATAAGTCAAAAGATTCGTTTTCTCTCAACACTTTTATATCATTGATAGCCTCTTTGTTCTCATCAGTAAACGCAAATGATACCAAACTTGGCTTGCTCAACGTGTAGAAAAAACTATCATCAATAATCATGTCTTACTCTCCTTTTCATTCTCTTGATTAAAGTGTAACAAAACATGAGTATTATAAAAAGGATTTCATTTATTTATTTTTTGAATTTCAATGAGCTAAGTATTTTTATAATGTCAAATAAATATCATCAATTCGTACGTCGTTCACAGGACTTTCGCCATTCTTGCCATTGTTAGCACGTCGCAAGATAATATCGACTTTCTTACCTTTGAACTGTTTTTTGTTAACAGTAACGTCAAAGCCTAGTTCATCGCCACCTTGATAGCTGTATGCTTTTTTAACATCTGGACGTTTAATGCCTTTCGATTGAACACGCGTCAATTCTTTTCCTGTACCATGCTCCATGAATAGCACCCAAGCCGTAGCCCCAATTGCTCCATTTGCTTTATCAGGAACTAACCAGCCAGCAACTCGAATTTGCTCTTTTGCGTAACCATTGTAAAAATCAAGTTTACCCCAAGCGTTACCTTGGTGTTTTGGTTCAGATGCTGCAACAATTTCATCATGTGTTTTAGGATAATCGTTGTTTGATTCATTCGAATTGCTTCCACCGTCAGGTTGCAAGTTTGGATTGTCATAGTATTTCTTGATTTGAGAAATAAAGTAGTCTTGCATTTTTGCAGTGATATTTGCTGGGACTGCATAAGGTGAATCATAACCGCAATGTTCCATCAAAGAGCGTTTAGGGCATTCAGTCGCTGAGAATTGATGATGACATTTAACTGTTTCACGATTTACTGGTAGACCATAGAAACGCAAGTCTTGTGCAGCTTGCCAGAAAACATTTTGTTCTGCTTGTAAAAATACTGCCTTAGGCGTTTCACGATTGCCACGTACTTCATAACCAATGTAACTATTATTACCATCTGTATTCGCCACATGCCATGCCCGATTGAACGTGTCCTCTGTACGAACGATTGTGTTTTCATCTGCATAGTAATGTGCAAATCCAGCTTCTAATTGTTTAGCTGACATACAAGCTAAACGATTCATTTCTTGTTCTGCTGTCGTATTCGTCCAAGTGTTGTGAATAACAACGCCTTTCACATTTCCCGCACGCTTACCTGCTACACCACGACAAACAGAATTATTAATAATTTTAACCATTATTTTTCTCCTCCATTTTCTTCTTCACCTTGTTTTTCTGATGTTTCTTTTAATTTACTAAACCGACTTTTCACGAATTCTGGTACTGGAATTCCCAATTGTCCTAGATTTTCAATAACAGAAATGCCGTATACAGCAATATAAGAAAATACAAAAGCTGTTGCTACTCCTTCAAATCCCATAATTTTTAGATATGGATATGCAATCAAAACCAAAGAAACGACTAATAGATGTTTTACAATCCCCATTAAACCTTTCGTGCTATTCGTTTCTTTAATAAAAATCCCTTTACAAATACCTGTCACAATATCTCCAATCACAATCCAAACAAAAATTTGAATGTATAAATTACTCAATAAACCTCTGAATTCTCCCAAAAGTAACGTATTATCAATTAACACCATTTTTCCACCCTTCACTTTCTATTTTGACCATAGAAAAAGACGTACTCAGTTGAGCACGTCCCTTACATTTTATTTGCTAATAATTTGTTCCGCTTCTTCTTCAGTAAT